AAACTGACAGAATGATTTATCAGTACGCTGTGATTTAGGAACTAGACCGTCCCAATCATCCCCCCATCGAATATTCCCGGGATTGTTATTGCGAATCCCTCTTGCTCCACTAGTGCTGGTCATTGCTATCTCCTAGTTTGTTTCCAATAAATCGCATGGCAAAGGCTCTAATTGAGTCCACGCCGATAAACCCAACAGCGCCACCAATGCCAACAGATAGCGTCTTGGGTAAGTTCAGATATTCAAAAGCAGAGGCGAAGGTGAGCGTTAAAGCACCACAAAGTAGCCCTTCAAGCAACATCTTTTTCCACCCGCCGCTGGTGTAAGCGATTCTTAGTGCGGACATTACGACTGCCATAATCACCGCCCCAACAGGTGTGTCTCCTGACCACCAACTGTGCAGGAGCCGTCCCCATTCAGAGACGGTATGAGGGTCATTATTCATTTTCATTTCCACCCCCGAACGGGGATTTACAGTAGGGATTCACCGCCTGTCACTTGATAGTATCTGTGTGGGATAATTGGGATTGACTTGCGGTGAAAGAAAAAAGGCCTCACCGAAGTGGAGCCTTGAAATTTGGGTAAAAAAAAGCCCTTTGGAAAAAGGGCGAAAGCATCGTAAGGAAAGCAATTCAGGATTCGCCCCCGACTCCGTCCAAGGGCTAGATGGTATAGCGGCATTCATGCATGAATGAGAAATAATCCTTAACCTTCAACGCTATAATCTAACCATAGGACAAATCTCAGCAGTTGCAAGATTAATGTTAAAAAAAAAGCCCCACTTATGTGAGGCTTAAATTCTGGTTGGGCGCATGGCAATGCGTTCTTACCATGTCTTTGTAGTCAAGAACACAAAAGCACAGGCAGTCTTTTGTATCCTACCGCCCTAATGCGTGATTAACCGGATGGGTTTGTAGGCGGCGCATAATATTTACAACAATGTAATTGCTGCGTCAATACTCTCAAACACACATTTATCACAACGAAAATCCCTCTGTTTCACAACACGAGCAGTAACCCGTCAGAGGGCTTATCTGTTGCAATAAAAAACCCCGCAGAGGCGAGGTTTACCATATGACTCTACTTAGGCATTCCTGCATCGAGAAAATCAGAGATATTATTTTTAATAGCTAGGCAGACCTGCTGATAGCTATAGGCAGAGTTATCGTTAGGAATAATATATGAAGCCTGATGCCGATCCCCAACCAATACAAAAACTCGGCCTGATTCTTTATAAATAGTTAAGCGAACTGTAGCAAATACTTTTCTCAATTCACTTACAGTGAGGTCAGTTAGTATATTGAATGTTAATCGGTAATCTTCATCAAGATGGGATTCACTCAGCTTCACAAACTCAGCCTTGCCATCTATAAAGTCGCCTATAAATGCAATCTTTGCCTTGTTTTCACCACTATAAACAAGTGACTCACGGTATTCCTCGAGAAGCTTTTGCGCCCCTTCGATTAAATCAGCCGCCCTTTCCGAATACTTCCTATCTAGCAGTTTTTGTTTTTCAACGAGATCGTCATAAGTAATGTGCATTACTTTCTCCATAATTGACCAGTCACGGAGCAGCATAATTCATTACCTCATAAGTTTTATATACAAAAAAAGCCGCCTTGTGAACTTAAGATTCACCAAAGGCAGCTTACCTAGTTATTGTTGCTCACTTGATCATTCTTTTCAACACGTTCTAAGCAATTTTTCGCACTTTAGCTACACTTTTTCGATTATTAATTGCATTTAGCAGCGGAAAGTAAATTACATACCGACTGGCATCCAGTATCTCCCTCACCTCTCGACGGCAAGTAGACATAGATGGGCGCTTTAATTTATTACCTCCTCGTGTTGGAATCTTGCGTGGCTTTGCAGTCTTGTAGCTGTAGGATGCTATTCCGTGTTCGGTTGAGCCGTGAGCGTAGTAGCTCAGAAGTATTCCAAATGCTTTGGGGTCAATTTTGAGAACGGAATCTACGACCTGAGAAATCAACATTACGTCATCATCATTGCACATAGGCCTTGTCGGGTAACCGCTTGGCTCTCCGCTTTCCATCCACTGAGCTATCATGCTGCTCATGCGCTTTTCTAATCGCCCTGAATAAACCCATGCTCCCCATAACTCTAGCCAGTGCTCTAGCCAATCCTGCTGCTCTTTGGTTAATTCACGCGACATCACTTCTTCCTCCGCTTATTGCCGGGTTGGGCTGGATAACTCTGTGGGGTTTTGTACTGGACTGTTGGGGTTATGGGTGAGAAGTGGTTAAGGATTCGTGCAATGAATTTCATGTACCCTCCCTCTGTTTAATTAGCTCTCTGGTTTTCTGCCTGTAATGCGCCGCCAGTTGTTCCAGCTCTTCCCGCGTCCATTTTTTTACCGGGTGCGGCCCCATCAACATATCGAATGCCTGCTGCCCTATTTTTCGATAAGGTTCGGCGTGTAGTTTTCGATATTTCCTGATAAGTGCTGATTACAGGGAACGCATTGCTTATGGCAGTTAGTTTCGTCATAGCGAGTCGCTGGCGAGGCTCCACGCGTTCGATAATGCCCTGCGTCATACTTACCCTCATGATGACGACCACAGCTAATACAGGGCTGCTCTGCGTCCCTTGTGCGGATGTATGTATTGAATGCTGCTTGGGCTTTGCTGTGGAAATAACTGAGGGGTTTTACTTCAAGCTTTCGTATCTTGTGGTGACGGCGTTCTTGCTGGACCTCTTTCTTGCGTTTCGATTCTGCTTCCTGTCGTTCTTTGAGCCGTTTCTTCTCCCTTGCTGCTATCCCAACTACTACCCCGCATTCCGGTGTGCACCACCATTCATTCTGAAATCGAGGGGGAAACCATTCTCTGCAATCAGGGTTCTTGCATCGGCGTATCGGCTTTCGCATCACTCCCTCCTAAATCGTAATAGTTCGGGTCCTTAGCCAGAATTACTGCATCATCCAGCGAGCGGCGTGTCTCAATCATCAATCGACCACGCACAACGATGTGATGAATGCAGTCTTTATCGTCTTCCAGTCGCCTGACTGTGTGGCGGTGAACGTTTAGCAGCCTAGCGACCTCGGAATAGTTATATTTATTCTGATTAAGCATTACGGGTATTGATGTGATGTGTTCACTCATTCTTCCTGCTTCCTCTGTAGTCACCGTAAATCAGTTTCAGTTAGTGCGAGGTAAGTATGGAAACATTAATCGGCGTTCTGATGATAGCTATGCCTGTGTTGATTATGGCCTTCTTCATCGTTAAGGATGAGATTAAGTCTGCGAAAGATAGCAAGGAGCTACGTAAGACTCAGGATGAGTTAGCGATAATTAAGGCGCAGAGGCTTAGAGGTAAATTTGATAAGGCCGCTGCCACTTTTAAATAGAATAGTGCGAGTTTAGTTTAGGTGGTGATGTTTCAATCAAGGCGCAAAAATAACCACCTGTAAGCAATCTGTCAGAAATGTGATCGGAGTATTCCTATTACTATCCAGGGTTGTGTATATTGCTCTAGAAGCGAGAGCTGGGATATCAAATAGCTCGTGTCGTTTAATAATTTTAATGTGATTAGTAGGTGAGATATGGTTTCAAATCAAAAAATTTATGGCCTATGCGCCTTGATTCTTGTTCTATTCTGGTCTGCATTTATCGGGATAGCTACTTGGTTAGCATTGGCCATTAAGTAATACCAAGCACATTAAAGATATTAGCAACCCGCCCAGTGCGGGTTTTTTATTGGTGTGAATAACTAGCTACTCAATGCCAACCCTTACCTGACAAGGGTTAAGACAGAAAGTGAATAGCTTATTGAATAGATACAAGTCTCCTAGAGCGGCTTTTTTATGGGTTAAATATGACGTTTAATCAGAAGTTTTACATGATTCTGACGGCACTGCTTATCGCATTTTGGTCAGCACTTATCGGAATTCTTTGGTGGAGCATTGAGAGTTATTTGGGTGGAGCGTAATGAACAAGCTCGACCTATACAAGCAAGGGCTTTACTCCTGCCCTATTCCAAGTGGAGACACTAGCAACTGGAATGTTGCCAGATGGATTGATTATATTGACCTATATGGTCTGTGGGAGAATTGATGAAGATTAGATTCAATCAGCCAAAGGGATTGAGAATACTTAATCAGTTTCATTGGATTGATGTTATCGAGCCTGATGACGCCGAAAGCCTTTGGTTTGAAAGTTCGTCTCTTACTTGGGTGCCAAGAAGCAAATGGGATTCAAAAAGTATCCATAGCAACCATCATGATGTGGGCGATAAGGGATTTCCACGAACCTTTAAGGCTTTGCTAAATATCTGATGAAACATGAAGAGCTACAGGCTTGCAAAATTCTAGCTTACTCAAGGTTTGTCGGTCACTACATTGAAATTCAATTGTGACGAGTAACCCCCTATAGCTCATTTAAGAGTGGGCTATGTGGCTTTTACTCAAAAAGATAACTCGAACTGAACGGTGGCAGTTCAAACCTAGTATTCCACCCTGACTGGAGGATTTATGTAAGTTACTCAGCAGAAACAAATTGATGTGAACCGTTACGCACTGCGCTGTCAGGGCTTTTTTATGGGAGAGAGAAAATTGATTACACCAGATTGCGTCAGTGACATTTCGGCTGGCTCTATTTTTTATGGGGGTTTGCGTCAACTGTGAATGGCCTGAGTTCGCGAAGTTTGAAGCAGTAAAAGCTACAGGTAAGCAAGTAATCGCTAAAAAAATTGAATCTTCTTTCAACTATGAAAGAACACTAAGAATCTCTGCGTGGAGTTTTTTTTGCGATGATGCAGAGGCTAGAGATTTCTGGATTGCGCATCATGTTGTAAAAAAATAACCGAGCACCATAAGCAAATCGAAAGGCTTATGGGGATTCGCGAGGCACTGATGGAAAAGACTGATTTATAGCACCTACGGGTGCTTTTTTTACGCCTTCATATCAGCGCCTATTCAATGAGTGGGCGGTTATATGACAACAACACTTAACGGAGTAACGCTAATGGCTACCACCATCGGCGGCGTCATTGGCGCTGCTACCAACCTATTTAATCGCTTTAAACAATTCACTACCACTCAATTAGACCGCATTCAGCAGTTCGTTAACGATGCGGCCAGACCGGAGGCTTATGCGTGACATACATCATCCAAAATTCTGAACTGGTCATAGCGTTTAACGGCTCGGTTCACATCTATCCGAATACGACAGCTGGATATGTGGCAATGGTAACTGATTTCTGGAGGTCAAAATGAGAGAGCTAATTTGCACCGCTCAAAACTTCTCAACGAGAAAAGATGCTCGCGGTGAGATTCAAATCGTTATGCAGGATGTAAAGCTGGACCAACAAACTGATATGGCTGAGTTAATCGCTGACGGTGACCTCTGGGCCGTAGCTGAGAAGCTAATTGAACATGGCTTCATTGTTACCCCGCCAATCGGTACATCGCTTGATTTCGAGTCAGGTGCATTAAGCAAACAATTGCCGCTCTGAGGTGAACATGAGTAAAGAATTTTACGCAAAGCTAGCAGAGATTCAGCGAACACTTAACGCACCAAAGAACCAGTACAACATTTTCGGTAAGTATAAATATCGTATCTGTGAAGATATTTTGGAGGGGGTTAAACCTCTTCTTAACGGTCTCTTCCTGAGTATATCTGACGAAGTTGTAATGATAGGGAGTCGTTACTATGTCAGGGCTGTAGCAACGATTACAGACGGTGAATCAACACATACGGCGAGTGCCTTGGCAAGGGAAGAGGAGAGCAAGAAGGGAATGGACTCGGCTCAGGTTACTGGGGCAACTAGTTCGTATGCAAGGAAGTATTGTCTTAATGTTCTGTTTGATATTGATGACTCAAAGGATGCTGACACAGATGAGCTTCATCACCAGTCGAGGTCTTCGAGTAATACCCAATCAATTAATCAGCAAAAGCAGAGGAGTGCCCCGCCGACTCCAGACCAGGTATTGCATTCATTCACTACCGCCGTGGCGAATAAAGATACCGTCGATGAGTTAAAGACAGCTTTTGGAAAGGCTTGGGAAATGCTCAAAGGAACGGAGCAACAAGCCAAGGCTGAAGACGTGTACGAAATTCGCAAATCAGAGCTAGAAGGAGTGGCAGCATAATGCCGATTAATACAATTAAAGTCAGTGGTAACGTTGGGAAAGATGCAGTTCTACGGGTAACACCGAATGGAAAGCATATCGCTACATTCTCATTGCCAGCAAAGTCTGGCTTTGGTGATAAAGAGAAAACATCTTGGCTTCAATGCAAGATGTTCGGGGCGATGGCCGAGAAGCTAACGCAGGGGATCCTGAAAGGAGCGAAGGTTACCGTAACAGGCTCATTTGTGTTGGAGGAATGGGAAAAGAATGACGGCACCAAGGCTTCGATTCCTACTATTTTAGTCAACGATATTGACCTACCGCCACGGAGTCAGGGCCAGCAAGGCAGTAACCAACATCATGCAGGACAAGCACAACAGCCCGAACAGTGGTCAGACGATATTCCCTTTTAACAGTCAGCAATAACCACCCTCCCCACCTAATTTAAGGAAACCCCATGAACTTATCCGAGAAAGAATCGGCGGTATTCTCACGCCTATCACTTGATCAGAGAGAGGAATTATCACGCTTTCCTGACGATTTACGCAGCAGAACGCTATCGACTCTTTCTTGGTCACGCTCTGGTCAGTGGGGAGAGGTAATCGCTAAGGCCAAGTTCGGGGCTAATGTGATGTCGATTATCTAAACTGGAAAGCCATCGCCTTGGAATACAAGCTACACCGAGCAAGGAAGCGTGATGAAGAGGTTAAAGAGCTAGCTGAGGTTATGCGCAAGACTGAAGGAATAGTCACATCTAACCTTAACGGTCGCGGCGGTTTCGGCGACTACCCCCATCGCCAAGGAAGGCTAACTTATAGTGGAGAGTAAAGTGGATAAGAAAATTAAAGAGCGCGGAATCATCTTCAACGGTGAAATGGTTAGAGCGATTTTATCCGGCAGCAAAACACAGACTCGGCGTGTTATCTCTAACGTAGACGCTGACAACTGCATTCCCCTGCAAAAACAAAGATGGGATATACACACATGTCATGGATGCGCTTATGTATGACTTGTGCCCATTCGGTAAGGTAGGTGATCGCCTATGGGTGAGATAGACGTTCGCAACGCTTGGTAACGAGGATGGACACCCCATCGATTGGGATAACAATCTGGTTTCTAAAAGAAAGGACTCTGCAAAAGTTTACCGCGCATCATGCCACCAAAAGCCAAATAACTACGGACTGTGGACAGTTCCAGATAGAGATAGCGATTTCGAAGGGCCTTGGACACCATCTATCCACATGCCCCGCTGGGCTTCACGTATAACACTTGAGATTACTGATATTCGGGTAGAGCGGTTGAATGATATTAGCGATGGAGACGCTTTGTCGGAGGGTATTGACGCTGGTAAGCTGAATGAATCTCATGATAATTACGACTGTATCGCTGACCACAATTTTACGGGAAGGCCCACTGCCGTAAGTCATTTCAGCTATTTGTGGCAATCAATCTATGGCGAGGATAGCTGGCAGTCTAACCCGTTCGTATGGGTCGTTGAGTTTAAGCGAGTAGAGGAAGCATGATTGCATTAACACAATCGGAGAGTAATGATGAAAGATAAGAAATACCCCACCGACGTTGAGTCGCACGGTGGGTTTCTGCGTATTAACTTTAGCTATCAAGGCGTGAGAATGCGGGAATCATTATCTGTGCCTGATACGCTTAAGAATAGGAATAAGGCATCGCAGCTCAGAGAAAGCGTAGCCTACGCAACTAAGACAGGTAATTTCGATTACGCTAAAACATTCCCCGAGTCGAAAAATATAAGGAAGTTCACATCTGATAACGGACCTATCTCGTTACGGGACGCTTTCGATAAGTGGCTCACTATAAAGGAGGCTGAGTTGCCGCGACAACCTTCAGCGTCTATCAAGGGATGGTTAAGACCATTCTATCTATTCTAGGTAATGAGAGGATGATACAGAGCATCAACGTAGAGGACTTGCTCTCATTGAGAATCAAACTTCTCAAAGGCTCATTTTCGGCCGGTGGATATTTCTCTATCCAAGGAACAGGCAGGTCTGCTGCTTTCGTAAACTCCTGCATGAAAGTAGTTTCCGCAATGCTGAGCTTTGCATATGAAAGCGGCTACACCGCAAAAAATGTTTCTACATCCATAGCGCCTTTAAAGCGAGATAAACCAAAACCTGACCCGCTAACAAGAGAGGAGTTCTCACGGTTACATAGCGCCCTCCGGTCACGGCAAATTAAAAACCTTTGGTCTATAGCTGTTTTTACAGGTATGCGACATGGTGAGATATGCGCATTAGCTTGGGGTGATGTCGATACACACCAAAGAACTTTAACGGTGAGAAGAAGCTTAACGTCAATGGGATATTTCAAGCCCCCCAAAACAGAATCGGGAGTGAGAAAGATATTTCTAATCGATGCCGCGTGGGAAGCTCTGTGCGACCAAATGGAGTTGACTAGGATGATGCCAGATAAGGAAATATCAGTGATTAAGAGAGAGTACGGGAAAAAGGAAACGGAGATGGTTAACTTTGTCTTTAACCCGCAAATCACTTCACCCAAAAATAACTGTAATTTCCACTATAGCTCAGTCTCGTTAGCGCAAACTTGGAGGGCTGGACTAAAAGTAGCAGGTATTACAGACAGGAAAGCATATCAGTCTCGACACACATATGCGTGCTGGTCATTGGCTGCAGGAGCTAACCCTAACTTTATTGCAACTCAAATGGGTCACACCAATGCTCAAATGGTCCACAACGTTTATGGGGCGTGGATGCCTGATAATGATGAAGGTCAGAGAGCTATTTTGAACAACAAATTAAATGAATTTGCCCCATCACTGCCCCATAGGCTAAATAAGGTGGATACATAACTAACAATTTCATATGCTTAACCCACCAATACTGACATTCCGATAATGTTTCCATTAAAGAAAAAGTGTGCGCCGAATAAGGCAACACCCACCGCGCCTGCCCCCAAGGTTGCGAGAAATATTCCATAACCCTAGATAAGTGCCACGTTTCCCGCGTGGCGTCCATTTGGTGGTCGTCGAATAGCTACAGGCCCCCCCGGTACTTTGGAAAAAGCCGCTGAGTGAATAGCAGGCCACCATTAGCCACCCGAGCCCATGCTGGCACTGAACCCCAGCATACAGAGGGCAGAAAGGATTAGCATTAAGGGTAAAAACTGCTTAGTGTTTTTTCTGTCAGCGTAATAGGAGAGTCAGGTTTTACCGACACCGTTCGTAATTAAGAACCCCAGCCCAATTAACCCCAACTGGGTCAAACTTAACCCATAAGTGGTGACCATATCATTTTGCGCAATATTAAAATTTTAGCGAATCAGATACATGGTCATGTCACAAATGAATACGACATGATAAGACTGTATAAAAGGATTGAACCATATTTTACGACGTACACTGGCCGGAAGATCCAGCAT